ATTTACAAAAAAAAAGACAAAAAGGAGAAATACACAATGAGTGATATTGAAAAAATGGGAGATGCAATAAAGTCATTAACAGATATTATATCTTCTAAAGCAAAGCCAGAGTCAGAAGCATTCATAGGAAAAAAAGCTATGGAAGAAGATGATATGGAGAAAGAAGCAAGATCAGAAGATCAGTTTGATAATATAGTGGAAGCTAGAGCAAAAGCTAAAGAGATTGGTTGCGTAGGAACACATACTATGGATAAAGATGGCAAAACAATTTACATGCCTTGTAATACACATTCTGCTTATGAAGAAGCGATTAGCAAAACTTATGGTTATGATGACGAAGAAGAAGATAAATATTCTTCATCTTATAAAAAACCAAAAAAGAAAAGCGTTTGTGTTTGTCAAGATGATGGTATTTGTCAATGTGATACAGAATTAAAACATTTAACATTTGAAACAGAAATTAAATCAGATGCACAAGGTGTATTCACTGGTTATGGTTCTATCTTTGGAAACGAAGATCAAGGTAATGACATTATGAAAAAAGGTGCTTTTACTAAATCATTAACAAAAAGACCACCTTCTAAAGTAAAAATGTTATACCAACATAAAACTGACGAACCTATCGGAATATTTACTGATATGTACGAAGACAATAAAGGTTTATATGTTAAAGGACAACTAGCTATGGGTACTCAAAAAGGTCGTGAAGCATACGAACTTTTAAAAATGGGTGCATTAGATGGTATGTCAATAGGATTTAAAGCAGATCCAAATAAACAAGGTTACAACGAAAATAAAAGAGGTGTTAGAACTCTTAAAGAAGTTGACCTTATGGAAATTTCTTTAGTTACTTTTCCAATGAATGAAAGTGCACTAATAGAAACAGTAAAAGGAAATGCTAAAAATATTCGAGAGTGGGAAAAAATCTTGCGTGAGGCAGGAGGACTTTCTCGGACAGAGAGTAAGATAGGTGCGAAAGCATTATCTGAATCTTTAAACCAGCGAGATGCTGAAGATAAACAAACATTAGCAGATTTAATTCTCAAAGTTGCTAATAAACTTAAACAATAAATAAGAGGAAACAATTATGGATAATAATGAAGTAAAATCTGCTGTTGAAACTCTTGGTAAAACTTTTGAATCTTTCAAAGAAACTAACGATGAAAGATTGAAACAGATTGAAGCTAAAGGTAGCTCTGATCCAATTACAGAAAACAAGTTATCTAAAATCGAAGCTGATTTAGATAAAGTTGCTGATATGGAAAAGAATATGAAAGCACAATCTGAATATCAAAAAGCTAGTCAAGAACAAATGGCAAGATTAGAAACTATTATATCAAGACCTGACTTTGGAAAAGGTTCTCCAGTAGAATCAAAACAAAGAAAAGTATTTGATAAATGGATGAGAAAAGGTAAAGAAAACCTAACACCTGACGAAGTTAAAGTTTTAACTGTGTCTAATGATAATACTGCTGGTTATTTAGCTCCACCTGAATATGTGAGAGAAATAATCAAAGGTATTGTTGAATTTAGTCCAGTAAGATCAGTAGCGAGAGTTAGAACAACTGGTCAAAGAAGTGTACAAGTTCCAAAAAGAACAGGTACTTTCTCTGCACAATGGGTAGCTGAACAAGGTACTAGATCAGAAACTACAGGATATGCTGTTGGTTTGGAAGAAATTCCAGCACACGAAGTATATGCTTTAGTAGATATTTCTGAACAAGAACTTGAAGATTCAGTTTTCAATTTAGAAGCAGAAATGAATGCAGAATTTGTTGAGCAATTTGCAAAAGCAGAAGGTAATGCATTTATTTCAGGTGACTCTATTGGAAAACCTCAAGGTTTAATAACTAACGCAGGTAACAATATAACTACAGCGGCTAATGATGCACTTGCAGCAGATGATTTAATCGGTGCAGCACATAATATTAAATCCGAGTACATGAGAAATGCTTCTTGGATGTTTAATAGATCAACACTTTCAGCAATTAGAAAACTGAAAGATGGTGCAAACCAATATCTGTTTCAACCAGGCATCTATCAAATGGGTGTAGGTTCAAGTTTACTTGGACACCCTATTGTAGAAGCATCTGATCTTGCTGATATTGCTGATGGAACTAAACCAGTTCTATTCGGTGACTTCAGAAGAGGTTATATGATTATAGATAGAGTAGCTCTTTCAATTATGAGAGATCCATTTACACAAGCGTCATCAGGCAATGTAAGATATGTTGCTAGAAGACGAGTTGGTGGACAAGTTATCTTACCTGAAGCAATAACAACAATTACTATTCAGTAATTCTAACTTATAGGAGAAGATAAAATGGCAATATATGATGGAAAAAGTAGCATTAAGATTGATGAATCTTTAAATGCTATCGTTAAAGATGCTGACACTAATTGTACAGGTGTTGACTCACAAGGCTTTTCTTCAGTAACTCATGTAGTTAATGTAGGGGCTAATGGAATCACATTCAGTACAACTCACAAAGTTGAAATAGAATTAGAACATTCTGACGACAATGTGACTTTTACAGATGTAACATCTAATACAGATGTAGTCGGTGGAACAGTTGGTACTAATGGTCTATGGCAAACTATTGATGCTGATGGCGACTGTAATGCAGTCTATGCTATCGGTTATGTAGGTGGCAAAAGATACTCTAGAGTTGTATTAAATTTTAGTGGTACTCATGGAACAGGTACAATTTTTGGTGTTACTGGAGTTAAAGGAAGACCTCTTTCTGGTCCTACTGCTTCACAAGCAAACCAATAATTAAATTAATCTATATTAGTAGATTATATTGTAGGGGGAGGAAAGCGAGAGTAGAACTTCCCCTACTCTTACAAAATTTAAAAGGAGTAATAAGTTATGAAAATAAAAATGAAAGTAGATCATGTTGCAAAAGCTGACGATTTAGGTGCATCAACTATGGTTTATAAGAAAGATCAAGAATATACTTTTGAAACAGAATGGCAAATGAAAATGGCTTCTAAATGGATTAATAGTGGTAAAGCAGAAAAGTCAAATTCTAAAATCGAAAAAACAATTGTAAAACCAACAGAAACAAAAGTTAAGAAAATTTTAAAAAAAGTAATGGGCAAAAAGAAATAAGGATTAATAATGAGTGGATTAAAAATACACACAGCTTGGACAACTAGTGCAGTTGCTACATCAACACAAAAATCTTTTATGAGAGTTGATTTTAGCGATGATGATACTTTAATTGCAGATTTAATTAAGGTAGCACAAAATAATGTTGAAGCATATACTGGTAGAGCAATCACTCAACAAACATTACAATTATTTTTAGATAGATTACCATATTATAGAGATGAAAAGTTAAGGGAGGGTGTTTATACTGCACCTGATTTAAATTACAGTGCTGATTATATAGTTCTCCCTAAACCACCAGTCGCTAGTATTACACATGTAAAATATTATGCTAATGATAATACAGCATCTACTTTTGCGGCAAGTAATTATTTTAGTGATGTAGATTCAACACAAGCCAGAGTAGTTTTAAAAAATGGTGTAAGTTGGCCAACATTAACAGAATTAAGACAAGCTAATGCTTATGAAGTTCAATATGTTGCTGGTTATGGCGATAGTGCTAGTGATGTACCAACACCAATAATACAAGCAATAAAATTATTAACAACTCACTTATATGAAAATAGAGAAATGGTTACATCTATGTCAGCTAATGCAATTCCATATACAGTTGGTCAATTATTACAACCTTACAGAGTTACAAGATTAAATAACATATTAGGAGGATAAATGCCTAGTATCTCAAATATTGGAAAATTAAGAAATAAAATTACAATACAAAATACAAATTTAACAACAGATAATCATGGTGGTTTTACTACTGGTAGAAGTACACATATAACAGCTTTTGCTAAAATGACACCAAAAAGTGGAAAACAAATATTTTCTGATAAAACTGGTCGTCAAGTAGAAAATCCACATACATACGAATTTTTAATAAGATACAGAGATAATATTACAACATCTATGAGAATATTATTTGGTACAAGAACATTTGATATAATTAAAATTAATGATGAAAATGATTTTAAAAATTATATTACAATAGAAGCAATAGAAAATATAGGTACATAATGCAAGCAACTATTAATGTTAAAAATTTAGATAAGGTTTTAAAGTCATTCAGAACTATCAGCAAAGATATGAAACCTGAATTACGACAAGTTATACAAGGTGGTGCTCAACTTATTCGTGGAGAAGCAGTAA